ATGGGGAAGCGTCAGTCGCGGCCGTGGATCGTGTCGGACGAACTGTGGTCGCTCATCGAGCCGTTGCTGCCCGAACCACCACCAAAGCAGGTCGAGGGCAGACCTCGAGTTCCCGACCGGCAGGCCCTGTGCGGCATCCTCTTCGTGCTGCACACCGGCATCCAATGGGAGTACCTGCCCCAGGAGCTCGGTTTCGGCTCGGGCATGACCTGCTGGCGACGCCTGGCCGCCTGGAACGAGGCGGGGGTTTGGGACCAACTGCACCAGCTGCTGCTGAATGAGCTTCGGTCGAAGAACCAGCTGGACTGGTCNCGNGCGGTNATCGACTCTTCCCACGTCCGGGCCGCCCGCAGGGGCCCAAAAGCGGACCCNGCCCGGTCGACCGTGCACGCCCGGGCAGCAAGCACCACATCATCACCGACGGCCAGGGCATCCCGCTCGCGGTGTCGCTGACCGGCGGCAATCGCAACGACGTCACCCAACTCCTGCCCCTGCTCGACAAGATCCCTATCATCACCGACGGCCAGGGCATCCCGCTCGCGGTGTCGCTGACCGGCGGCAATCGCAACGACGTCACCCAACTCCTGCCCCTGCTCGACAAGATCCCGGCAGTGGCCGGAGTCGTCGGCCGACCGCGCAGACGGCCCGACATGCTCTTCGCGGACCGCGGCTACGACCACGACAAGTACCGCAGGCTCCTNCGGCAGCGCGGCAGCGCGGCAGCGCGGCAGCGCGGCAGCGCGGCATCCGGCCCGCCATCGCCGAGCGAGGACAACCGCACGGCACCGGTCTGGGCACCTTCCGCTGGGTCGTCGAGCGGACAATCTCCTGGCTGCACGGCTTCCGCCGCCTGCGCATCCGCTGGGAACGACGCGACGACATCCACGAAGCATTCCTCGGACTTGCCGTCTGCCTGATCACCCACCGGCACGTCCAGAAGCTTTGTTAGGGCCAGTAAGTCGCTGGTTGTGGGCCGGACTTCTGCGAGATGTCAGGAGTCCTTGGGCATGTCCTGTCCCCTGATCGCCAACGCCGACGTCATGCGGATCACCAGGGTCGACCAGTGCGGTAACCCGGTCTGCGGCGAAGACAACGGCTTCGTCTTCGAGTGCTTCTCCAGCCTCGCCATGAACGTCAACTCGGACGACGGCGACGACATCCAGTACAAGGCCGCGAACGGCAAGGTCTGCGGGACGAAGCGAGGCTGCCCGACGTTCAACGGGCTGGACCTGGAACTCAACGTGTTCTCCGTGTCCCCGGAGATGGTCGAGATCCTCACCGGCAACCCGGTGTACCTCGGCTACGACGGCACGCCCATCGGCTTCGACACGTGCTCCATCCAGTGCAACACCGGCTTCGCACTGGAACTGTGGGCGGAGGTCCTGGGCGAGGAGTGCGCGGACGGCGCCGAAGGCCAGTGGCTGTACTGGCTGATGCCGTGGGTCACCAACGGGATCATCGGCGATCTGGAGATCGGCTCGGAGGCCGTCACCCTCCAGATCACCGGCTCCACCCGGGCGGGCGGCTCGTGGGGTGTCGGCCCGTACGACGTGCAGCCGCTCGACGCGGCCGGCACGCCGGGCCCGATGCTCACCCCGCTGTCCTCGTCCTGCCACCGGCGTACCTTCCTGACGACCGTGGCGCCGCCGGAGCCGTCGTGTGACTACACGCCGGTGACCTGCGACTCGATGTCTCTCGCTTCGTAATGGAGCTGCCGGACATCGTCGTTCCGGTGCGGGAGGGGGCCCACAACGAGCAGCTGCGGTACGCGCTGCGTTCGTGGGCGGCCCACCTCCCGCACCGGCATGTCTGGATCGTCGGCTACCGGCCGTGGTGGGCGGCCGGCACCCGCCATATCCCGACTGACCAGCGGACCACCCCCGCCTACGTCAACACCACCACCGCGGTGCGCGCGGCGTGCGAACACACAACGGCACCGTCGGCAGGTTCATCCGCGAACGGTTCCCGGACCCGTGCCCGCACGAGAAGCGCGGGAGGCGTTGACCCATGCCGCTCCGCATCGGCCCGTGCGAGCCGTGGCCGTTCGACCCGGTGTGCTGCAACCTCCCCGATGGCGTCGACGAGGACGTCATCGACCGGCAGCGCGTCGTCGCGACGTTCATCCTGTGGGCGTTGTCCGGCCGGCGCGTAGGCCCGTCCTGCCCCTACACGGTGCGCCCGTGCCGCCGGGCCTGCCTCGACGCCTCCCCGCTGACCGTGAACTGGCAGACCGCCGGCCCGTGGATCCCGTACCTCGGCCGTGACGGGGCCTGGCGGAACGCCAGCGTCTGCGGCTGCAAGTCCGACTGCTCGTGCGGCGAGCTGTGCGAAGTGCGCCTGGAAGCCCCGGTCCACGACGTCCTGGCCGTCGAGATCGACGGCGTCACGCTGCCCCAGAACGCCTACCGCGTCGACTCCGCGGGCCTCCTGGTGCGTACGGACGGCGGCTGCTGGCCCGACTGCCAGGATATGGCCGCACCGTGCGGCGCCCCGAACACCTTCTGCGTCACCTACCGGATCGGCCTGCCGCTCGACGAGGCGGCGATCACCGCGTTCAGCACGATGGTCTGCCACCTGGTGAAGGACTGCTCGGGCGGCTGCGGCTGCAACGTCGCCTCGAACAAGAACCTCAGCCGCTTGTCCCGGCAAGGGGTGGACCTCGAGTTCGCGGATCCGACGCTCATCTACTCGGAGATGCGGACCGGCATCCCCGCGGTCGACCTGTGGCTGAACGCCGTGAACCCCTACCGGCAGACCTCTCCGAGCCGGGTCTTCAGCCCCGACTTCAAGCGTCCGCGCCTCCAGATCTGGCCGTGAAGGGACCACCGTGCCGCTCCTGCCGCTCGCCATCCACGAGGCCGCCTCCGACCTCCTCGAATGCGTGTGCGCCACCCTGGACGACCTCGCGACACAGGCCGAGGACTATCCGGGCTGCCCGACCTGCCGGCGCTGCCTCGTCCCCGGCCTGCCCGCGTGGGACGACTGCGCCGACCCGTGCACCGGCGACGTCGGCGGCCAGCTCACGGTCAACCTGTCCCGCATGTACGGGTCGACGAACTTCCCCGCCGAGGACAACACGCCGCAGAACGTACGCGGCTGCACGCCCCCACTGTCGACAGCGGTCGAGCTCGTCGTCACCGTGCTGCGGTGCGCACCCGGCCCGACCGAAGAGGGGTGCCCGCCATCGTGTGAGGACCTCGAAGCGGCAGCCCGCGTCACCCACATCGATGCCGTCGGCGTCTTCAACGCGATCACCTGCTGCCTCGCCGCCACCGGAGGACGCGGGCGGCGGCGCGGCCGTCCGTACATCCTCGGCCGCCAGCAGACCCTCGGACCCCAAGGCGGCTGCGTCGGCGTCGAGCAGCGCGTCACCATCGCGCTCCCCGGCTGCAAATGCCCGGAGGCCGACTGTGAGTGTTGAGGTACGGATCGAGCCCGGCCGGCTGGCTCGACTCCTGCGCGCTCGGGGCAGCATCGCCTACCGGCGGATCAGCCAGCGCACCGAGCGCGTCGCCCGGATCGCCGAGGCAGAGGCGCCCGGCAGCATGGGCCGCTACATCTCCTGGAAGGTGCAGGAAGGGCCGCGCGGCCTGGAAGGCGTCATCGTGTGCGACCACCCTGCGGTCCGCTTCGTCCTCGACGGTACGAGGCCCCACCTCATAAAGCCACGCAGGCGCAATGGCGTGCTCAGGTTCGAGGTGGACGGGCAGGTCGTCTACACCCGGCTCGTGCGGCACCCCGGCACGCGGCCCAACAACTTCATGGCGCGCGCCCTACGCCTGGGCCGTTAAGCCGTGACGAGTCATCGGGCTGCGAATCCAGCGCGCCGGTAGTAGCCTAAATGCAGTGAATTGTCGCAGTGGTGATTGCGTAACGAGCCACGATTGCCGGGATGGCGCCCATGTCGCGATTCATATTGTCCAAGACCAGGTCTGTTGACGTGCGACGTGGCGGGTCAGATACCGAAAGTGAACTCGATCCGAGTGACGTAGAAGCCCGAATGAGATTGGCTTATGACGCTGCGGTTGACCGCCTCGATCAGCAGTCGGCGGCAGTAGACGCTTACAGGGGGCGAGCAGCCGGCATGTTCGGCCTGGCCGCACTCATTGCGTCGCTGTCAACGACCGTCGGCCTGACTGACAAGACGCACACGCTACCGGTCTGGACGTCATGGACGCTCTTGGGTCTCGTCATCGTGCTGGCTCTTTTTGTGGCCGCCGTCCTCTGGCCGATCAAGGTGTGGAGCTACACGTGCGATGCCAAAGACATCGCCGCAGAGCAAAAGCCGATGCGTGACGTGCTTAAGAGTGCCACTGACGCGATGGTGCTAGCAATAAAGGGAAATGATCAGATTCTCGATAGGCGAATTTGGGCCTACCGAGGGGTCCTGGTGATCACTCTCGCTGAAACGCTCATTGTTGTAGCTGGCGTTATTTCGGCTCACTGACAGAGTCGGGGTCGCATCGCATGGAGCTGAGCGGGGCCGCGGTGAGGACGTCGCCGAGCACGTTGGGTGTGCCGTCAGCGGCTACTCTCAGACCTGCGCCGACTGGTTGAGGGCCGGGCGAGGAGCGGGAGACAGGGAAGACCCGTGCGTAAGTCCTTTGCCCTTCACACCGAACCGCACGTCGCCGACATCGGCGGGACTGAACTCCTCTTCCAACCGGAGGTCATGGGGGACGAGTTCATGGACGCCTACGCCGAGCTGCGCGACGCGCAGAAGGCGAAGGGCGTCGACATGGACAACCTCGCCGAAGCCGACCCCAAGGACGTGCGCCGCACTGTCCGCGCGCTGCGCCTGTTCCTCGCCCGGCAGATGGTCGAAGACTCTGCGGACCTCTTCCTGCGGCTGAACGTCGACAAGGACGGCGAGACGCTGGAGTCCTTCCAGGATCTCGACCAGGCCGAGGAGTACGCCGCCCAGCACGAAGGCGCCCGCGTGGCCGACGCGCTCCGCCTGCCCACCCGCGTGATCGTCGAACTGCTGGAATGGGTGGTCGAGTTGTATGGGGGTGGTGGTAACCGCCCTACTACGTCGTCTTCCGCCTCCTCGACTCCATCGCGGCAGGCTGGGAGGCGTGGGACGAGTCTCGCCCTCCAGGGCGTCGACCCGCACTCCTGGCCGCTGAGGCGGATGCTGAACGCCGCCGAGGCGTCCATGGACATGGCGGCGGAGGACGACGCCGCTCGTGCCCGGAACCGGGCCGAGTTGTACGCCCCGCCGAAGGGGGCCCGTCGGCGGCCAGCCGAAGGGGCGCGGCCGCGCAGCGCGGCCCGTATCGACCCCAGTGGGGCACGCGCGTTGATGGCGCAGGTCGCGGCCGAGGATGCGCGGCTTCAGGGCCGCAGGTAGATGGCTAGTCTGGAGATCACGGCAGGCGCTCACGTGCTGCTGTAGCCGCTGGTTTTGGGCCGGGCAACCAATCGCGAAAGCGGGGGTTGCCCGGTGGCCGGCGAGGACGAGGACTACGGCCGTGCTGTCATACGCATCGACCTCGACTCGAGCGGGGCCGTCGCCGATGCGCGTGACCTTGGTATCCGGATCCAGCGCCCCCTGGACCGCGCAACTCGCGGTATCGGCGCGCAGATCCGCCGCAGTATCCAAAGGGGCCTGGACGCCGCTGCGGTCACTGTCCGGGTAACCCCGGACCTGCGGCGGTTCGATGCACAGCTCCTGGACGGGCTGCGTTCCCTCGACTCGATCAACATTCCGGTCGCGCCTGACCTGACTGGGTTCGTCGAGCGGCTTCGGGCCGCGCTCGCCGGCGAAGAAGTCTCGATCCGGGTCGTCCCCGATCTCGACGGGTTCGACGCCCGTATCAGGGCTCACCGGCCGCCCGACGTCACGGTCAACGCGAACGTCGACGTCGATAACGACCGGTTCGCGCGGGCCCTGGCCGGGCTGTCCGGGGTGGCCGGTCGCCTCGGCACGGCGTTGTCGTCGGCGCTCCGCTTTGGCGCGCTGGGGATCGCCGCGGCGGGCGCCGCACAGGGCGTCATCGCGCTCACGGCCGCGCTCGCCCCGGCGGCCGGGATCGTCGCCGCGTTCCCTGCGGCGATTGCCGGGGCCCAGGTCGCTCTTGGCACCCTCAAGCTCGCTGTCCTCGGAGTCGGTGACGCACTGTCGGCGGCGTTCTCGGGTGACGCCGCCAAGTTCGCGGAGGCGCTGGAGAAGCTGGCCCCGGCCGCACAGCAGGCCGTCACCGCGGTCAGGGATCTCGGGCCGGAGCTGACGAAGGTCCAGCAGTCCATTCAGCAGGCGTTCTTCGCCCAGTTCGCCGAGGACGTCTCCGCGGCGATCAAGAACCTGCTGCCGCTGCGGACGCAGCTCGCCGCACTGGCGACCGAGTTCGGCCAGGCTGCCGACGAGGGCCTGAAGTTCGCAGCATCGCAGCAGGCTGTCGGGCCGCTGCGCGCCATCATCCAGGGCACTACGCAGGCCGCGGCCGGGCTTCAGGCTGCCGTCGCCCCCCTGGCGAAGGGCTTCCTTGACGACCCGCGGCCGTCTCGCAGGCGTTCGGGTCTCAGGTCGGCGGCCTGATTGCTCAGGTAGGGGCGCAGGTTGGGACGTTCCTGTCGGAGTTCGCCGCCTCGGGCCGGGCCGTTGAGGCGGTACGCGGCGCAGTCGGTGTCTTCCAGCAGCTCGGCGCCGTCGCCTCCAACGTCGGGCAGATCCTGTCGGGCGTCTTCTCTGCCGCGTCCGGCGCGGGCGGCGGGCTGCTGAACAACCTTCAGACGGTCACGGGGGCGTTCCGTGACTTCGTCCAGAGCGCGGCCGGTCAGGAGGCGGTCGGGAACGTCTTCCGCACGGTTGCGACGATCGCGGCCCAGCTCGGGCCGATCCTGTCCGCGCTCGTCACACAGATCGGGCAGATCGCTCCCGCGCTCGCGCCGGTCTTCTCGACCCTGGGCCCGGCGATCACCGGGGTCATCAACGCGCTCGGGCCCGCCCTGGCGGCGATCGCGCCGAGCCTCCATACTGTCGCGTCCGCGCTCGCCGACGGGCTCGCCGTTATCGGGCCGAGCCTCGGGCCCGTGGGTGCGGCGGTCGGCTCGGTCCTGTCCGCGCTGTCCCCGCTGCTTCCGCTGGCCGGTCAGCTCGCCGCGGTCCTGGCGCAGGCGCTCGCGCCGGTTCTGCAGAACCTGGCGACGCTGTTCACGCCGATCATTCAGGCGCTGGTCGGCGCGCTCATGCCCGTACTGCCGCAGATAGCGCAGGCGTTCGGGATGCTCGTTCAGGCCATGGCGCCGCTCGCCGCCGGGGTCGGGCAGGCCGTCGCTCAGATTTTCGTCGGCCTCGCCCCGCTGCTGTCGACGCTGGCCGGCGTGCTCGTGCAGGTGGCGACCGCCCTGGTGCCCGTCTACACGGCGTTCGCTGACGCTCTGCTGCCGGTGCTGCGGCCGATCGTCGACGCGATCAACGCGATCTTGCAGGCGCTGATCCCGCTTCTGCCTCCGATCGCCGGGCTCGTCGCTGCCCTCGCCCCGCTCGTCGTCCTGATCGTCCAGCTCCTCGCGCCTGTGCTGCAGGTCGCCGCAGGGTTCGCGTCGTGGGCGGCGATCAGCATCGTCGTCCCGATCATTCAGGGCGTCGTCAGCGTACTGACCGGGCTCGTGTCGGGGCTGACGTCGGCGGTCACGTTCATCACCCAACTGCCCGGCATGATCGTTTCCGGGCTGTAGACGCTCGGCTCGACGATCACGACGTTCTTCACCGGCCTCGTCACGACCATCGGTACATGGCTGACGACCGCCTTCACCACGGTCGTCGGCTTCTTCACCCAACTGCCCGGAATGATCACGTCTGGGCTCGCTGCGCTGCCGGGCCTGCTCGTCGACCTGTTCGTGCAGGCCGTCGCTGCCGTCGGCATCGCGATCCTCACCGCGATCGCGGCCGTCGTGTTCATCTTCACCGCACTGCCGGGCCGGATCGCCAGCGCCCTGTCGTCGCTCGGGGCTCGGCTGCTGTCGGTCTTCACATCGGCGTTCAACTCGGCCCGCTCGGCGATCTCGTCGTTCCTGTCATCGGCGGCCGCGTTCTTCTCGTCGCTGCCGGGCCGGATCGCCTCGGCCGTCGCCGCGCTGCCCGGCCGGCTGTCCGCGTTGTTCCGGTCGGCCGGGTCGAGCGCCTTGTCCGCCGCACGGTCCTTCGGCTCGTCCGTCGTCTCGTTCTTCTCCGGGCTGCCAGGCCGGATCGTGTCGACGCTCAGCGCCCTGGGCTCCCGTATCGCGGGCGTGTTCAGCAGCGCCGCGGGCGCAGCGCGAGGCGCTGTCTCGTCCCTGATCTCCGGGATCGTGTCCTTGTTCTCGGGCCTGCCGGGCCGCATCGTCGGCGCGCTCGGCAACATCGGCTCGCGGATCATGTCGAGCATCAAAAGCGGTCTGCCGTCTGCCGTACGCAAGTACTTGCCGTTCGCGGACGGCGGCATCGTGCTCGGGCCGACCCACGCCCTGGTCGGCGAGGCGGGCCCGGAGGTGATCATCCCGCTGACGAAGCCGAAGCGGGCCCGGCAGCTCGCCGCGCAGTCGGGTCTGGCGGAGATGCTCGGCAATGACGGCTCCTCCTCCACGCCGGGCAGTGACGGCGGGGTCACCATCGCGCCCGTCTTCAACATCTCCCAGGTAGGCGACGCCGAGACGACCGCGGCGCGGGTCATGCACCGCATGGCGCTGACGTACAGCATGTGACCTGGTGGGGCGGCCGTAAGCTGATGGGCGCCGCTGGTTGTGGGCCGGGCGCCTCTCCGAATTTGGGGTGTCACGTGCTGACCGACTTCCTCATGGTGGGCGGTATCGAGGTCATCAACACGGCCCGCCTACGCGCCTACCTCGGGACCGTCGGCTCCCCACTGGACTCCGGGTCGGATATCTGCGGCTGCGACACCCTCACCCCCGACGTCCTCGACCCGGACGGCCGGCTGTACACGACACCCGACGACCCGGAGAACCCGGCGCCCCGGTACGACCCTGACGTCCCCGAGTCCGCGTCCTTCGCCGGGTTCCTACCGCTGTCCTTCGACGGGATCGACGACTACCCGGTGAAGCGGGCGGTCACGAACGCCGTCATCGGCGGCGGCGCGCTCGGTCCCGCCCGGGTGCAGCCGCGCACCATCACCGTGACCGGCCTCCTCCTCGGCGCCACCTGCTGCGCGGTGGAGTACGGACTGCACTTCCTGGCGGAGGCGTTGCAGGGCTGCACCGGCAGCGCGTGCGGCGGCGACTGCGTGACCATGTTCAACTGCTGCCCCGGCGAAGAGGAGACCGCGGATGAGTTCAATGAGCGGCACCGCCGCACCTACCGGCGCGTGGCGCTCGTGGACGGGCCGACGGTCACCGCCCGGCACGGCGACGGCACTTGCGCCTCCGGGCGGTGTTCCATCGGCGCGGACATCATCACCGTTGAGTTCGTTCTCGTCGCCGCCACCCCGTGGGCGTGGACGGACGAGATCCCCCTGCTGGACGTCCACCTGCCGACCGACGACGGCACCGACTGCATCACGTGGTGCCTGCACACCGGGGACGGTGCGCCCGGTGAGTGCGCCGACGGACCGTGCAGGCTCGCCGGTTGCCCGGACTTGGCGGCCGCGTGCGCGGACCCGTTCTGCACACCACCGGCGCCCCCTCAACCGGCAGTGCCCTCCTCCTGCTTCTGCGAGGCACTCGCCACGAACCGGGAGTGCTACGAACTCGACCTGTCCAACCGGCCCGCCTGGGGCACCGACATGCCGGTGATCTCGGTCTTCGCCGGCAGCACCGATCTGCGGCGGCTGACGATCTCCTTCTACGAACGGGCCGAGCAGGACGGGGACCTGTCGTGCGCTGAGATCGCGGACCGCAAGCGCTGCGACCCGCTCGCCGTGTTCGAGGTCGGGTTCGTCCCCGCCGGTGGCACGCTCGTCCTGGACGGGCAGATCGGCCGCGCCACCGTGGAGTGCGGCGGCGCGTGCGAGACGAGCACCAGCGTGTGGGGAGCCAACGGCGCCCCGCCCACATGGCCCACGATCGACTGCGCCAGCCTTTGCGTCTGCCTGGAAACCGATGCGCTCCTGCCGCCGGCCGACGATGCGCGGCTGACGGTCAGCGTCACGGGACGCGGCTGCTGAACGCAGCGGGCAGCTATTGCCACTTCAACGACGTTCGCCCTGTTCACGGCCTCACTTAGTTCGGTTTGCGGACACCATAGGTGTGTGTTGGCATGAGAGATGCAGCTGCACCGACGTGCTGGGGGCCCGGACGGTGACTCGTGAGGAGACCGACGGGGTTCCTGGGATTGACCGAAGGTGGGCATCCGGCCTGAACCCAGCCTCAAATGACCGGTTTCTGCCTGCAATTAGCGCCTGGGCTCAACGAGTCCGGCATCCGGAGGAAACGATGGAAGCAGCTCGTAGCATCGCCGTGACCAGCAGGTCTGGCGGCAATCTCGACCTCTTCACGGTCGGGTCGGACGGGGTCGTCTACACGACGTGGTGGTACGCCGGCAACGACTGGGGAGCGATCACGGGAGACTGGCGACCGATCGGCGGATACTTCCCTGCACATGCGAAAGTGACCGCGATCAGCAAGTCCCCCAACAGCATTGACCTGTTCGTCACAGGCAACGACGGGCGGGTCTACACGTCCTGGTGGTACGAGGGCCAAGACTGGTCCGGTGTCGAGAACAACTGGCGCCCCATCGGCGGATTCTTCCCCGCTGGAGCTCCAGTCAGTGTCACCTCGCGTAACGCGGGCAATCTCGACGCCTTCGTCACGGGCAATGATGGGCGGGTCTACACGTCGTGGTGGTACGCCGGTTCGGACTGGTCCGGGGTGAACGACAACTGGCGCTCCATCGGGGGAGTGTTCCCTGCAGGTGCGCCTGTGGGCGCCATCACGAAAACGCCAAACAGTATTGATCTGTTCATCACGGGCAATGATGGGCGGGTCTACACGTCGTGGTGGTACGAGGGTCAGGAATGGTCGGGGCTGAACGACAACTGGCGGTCCATCGGCGGTTTCTTCCCGGCCAATGCGCCGGTCACGCCCATCACCAAGTCCGGCAACAGTATTGATCTGTTCATCACGGGCAATGATGGGCGGGTCTACACGTCGTGGTGGTACGCCGGTTCAGAATGGTCGGGGCTGAACGACAGCTGGCGGTCCATCGGCGGTTTCTTCCCGGTCGGAGCTCCAGTCAGTGTCACCTCGCGTAACGCGGGCAATCTCGACGCCTTCGTCGCGGGCAATGATGGGCGGGTCTACACGTCGTGGTGGTACGCCGGTTCGGACTGGTCTGGGGTGAACGACAACTGGCGGTCCATCGGCGGGTTCTTCCCGGCCGGTACGCCCGTCACCGCGATCACCAAGTCCTCCAACAGCATCGACTTGTTCATCACCGGCAACGACAAGAAGGTCTATACCTCCTGGTGGTACGAGGGCCAGGACTGGTCGGGCGTCAATGACAACTGGCGTCCCATCGCCCCAGGCGTGCCCCAACCGTCGATATCGCTGGAGGCGATCCAGGTTCCCGGCGAAGGCCGCTTCGTCGAGGTCACCGGGCGGGGGTTCACCCACAACAATGGCGTAGAGGTCGACTATGACCTCTTCGTCGGAGCGGGCCCCACCACCCACCAGTTCGGTCAGGACGACCTCTCCACCAATGGTGCGGGCGATTTCGTTGACCGCATCACCGTGAATTCCGACATCAGCGGCGCCAACGTTCAGGCGAAGGACTTGACCTCGGGAGTGGCGGTCTTCGCATCGCTGTAACCGCAAACACCCCAACAGGGATGCCCGCGATCAGACGTCGCAGGCATCCCTGCTGCTGCCTGCAGCAAAGCTGAGTTCACCGCTAGCCACTTCGCGGTGGAAGGCACGGATCACGCCGACGACCAAGAGCTGCGCAGCTTTGGTTCGCCGCAACTCCTTTAGCGGAACGGACACAGCTCCGACGCTCAGCTACCTGCAGCGCTTGGCAGTGCGAGTGCTGCCTGGTGCGGCACTAGCCTGGACGGGCGCCGCTGGTTTTGGGCCGGGCCTTCTTCTCCGCAGGAGGTCCGTTGTCGTCAGCAGGTTGCGGGGTGCACTCCGCGTACATCGTGGATCGTGGCGGAGCGGTGGTGACGCCGGCGGACACGCTGGTGTCCGTGGACTGGACGCGAATCCTGGACGACGTGAGCACGGCGCACGTCGTCATCAACCCGGACGGCGACTGCTGCGCACAGCTCGGCAAAGTGCGCACGTGGCGTCACAAGCTGGTCCTTGCCCGCGACGGTGTCACCGTGTGGGAGGGGCCGATCATCCAAGCCGAGTGGTCCTTCGGCAAGGTAGAGCTGTGGGCCTCCGACATCCTGGTCTGGCTTGACCGGCGCGTCCCTCACCAGTCGATCGTGTTCGACGGCTCCGACCTCACCGACATCGCGAACTGGCTGATCGAGGACGCGTTCGCGCCTGACGACCCGGGCCACACCGTGGACATCCTCGGATCCTCCGGTGTGGAGGGCGGACGGCAGTACACCGAGGACATCGGGCAGACCGGCGATCACCTCCGCGATCTCGCGGATACCGGCCTCGACTACACGGCCATCGGCTCAACGATCGTCCTCATGCCGGAGGACTGGGACGCGAGCGTCGGCACGCTCACGGACGTCGACTTCCCCGAGGGCCTCATCGTGGCCGAGGACGGCTCGGCGCTCGTGACTCGCTACATCGTGCACGGCGACGAAGACAGCGGCGTCAAGGGCGTCTCGGGCGGTATGGATTCCTACTACGGGCTGCTCGAACGCAGCGTGGAGGAGACCTCGGTGACGACGAGCGCCTCGGCGGAGTCGGCGGCGCGGTCGAAGCGTGCGGCGGCCTACCCGGTGCCGGTGTTCCTCAGTTCCGACGAGGTGACCCTGTCACCGGAGGCCGCGGTGGACGTGGCCAGGCTCGTGCCGGGCTGGTGTGTGGACGTCACCACCGCGGCGACATGCCGGCCACTGCGGCAGCGGTTGAAGATCGGCGGCGTGAAGGTGTCGGAGGACGGAGACGGCGAGAGCGTCCAGGTCACCCTCGCGCCGCTGAGCAGCGATCTGGGGGACTGATGGCGATACGAGGATCCGCAGCCCGGCGCAACCTGGACCCGATGGGCGGCGTCCTGCGCGACCTGAACCGTCAGTCGAGGACGCTGTCCCGGAAGCCGGGCCGACGTGGGCGCCAAGGCGAGCAGGGGCTGCAAGGTGAGCAGGGTGTTCCGGGGGTGGCGGGACCGCCAGGGGAACAGGGTGTTCCGGGGCCGCCCGGACCACGGGGCGCGGCACCTGCCGCCGCAGTCCTCACGACGGCTGCTGACGGCCGCGCCACCTGGACGTACGCCGAGCCGTTCGCGGCGCCCCCGGTGATCAGCGCACTCCCCGTGGACCCCCACCCGTGCGATGACCGCACGGTGACGGTGACCCTGGAGCAGGTCACCGGCGAGTGTGCGACGGTCCGCGTGTGGCGGACTCAGCCGCTTCTCGGCCTGGGCCTGCTGCCGTTGCTGCCCGCTGGGGCGGGGGTGCAGGTGCACGTCTCCGCGAGCGGTGAACCGGCCAGCTAACCTCTGCGGGTAGCCGCTGGTTGTGGGCCGGGCACGTGCGATTCCCCGGGAGGGGCTCTCATGGCGCGCGCCTGCGTATGCGACGACTACTTCACGGTGGACTCGGACACCGGCGAACTCTGCCTGAAGCCGGGAACGATGGGCATGCGCCGGATCGTCGTCCACAACGATCCGGGGACCTTCCAGTTCCGCAAGGCTGATTTCCCGTGGCTGGCGAGGGTGTTCGTCCGGGTCCAGGCGGGCGGAGGCGGCTCGGCTGGAGCGAACGCGGCCGCCAATCAGTGCATCGTGCGCCCCGGAGGCGCTGGCGGCGGCTACAGCGAGCAGCTGATTGCCGCGTCGTCGCTGAGTGCTGTGGAGACGATCGTGGTGGGTGCCGGGGGTGACGCGGGCGGGACGGCGACGAGCGGCGGGGCCGGCGGCAGCAGTTCCTTCGGCGGGTTCGTGACGGCCAACGGAGGCGACGGGGGACACTCGATCCAGACCTCGGGCACGGTGGCGGACGTGTCGACGGGCGCGGCGGCCCCGTTCGCCGGTCGCGGCCAGTTCGCGCAGGGCGGCGGCCCCGGCGGGGCCGCCCTCCGTTTGAACGGGACCAACGGTGTCTCCGGGGCTGGCGGTGAGTCCTACCTGGGGCATGGCGGGCAGGCGCGTGCCAGCGAAGGAGCCGGCACCGGGACGCGCGGCTTCGGCGGAGGAGCGGGCGGAGGTGTCTCCTACGGCGGTTCGGTCAACGGCGCACCTGGCGGCGGGGGATGCGTGATCGTGGAGCTTTACGGCTGAGCTGCCGCAGCTGGGGGCGTTGCCCCGCGCCGTAGACTGACGTTCACGCTGCTGGTTGTGGGCCGGGCCGAGATCACCTTTGAAGGGTGGGCGTCTTGGCCAGATGTCAGTGTGGCGGCGACGGCTGCAACTGCGTGGTCATCGCCGGTGAGAACGCCGAAGTGACGGGCGCGGGCAGCACGCTGAACCCTTATGTGGTCTCGGCTGTCATCGGTTGTGAGGACGTCCGGCCGTGCATCTCCGCCGGGGACGGCATCAGCTACAACTCGTCGACCGGTGTCGTCTCAGCGCACCTGTCCGACCAGGCCGGAAACAACGTCGCCATCGGCCCGGACGGCGGCCTGTTCGTGCCCACCGGGGCGGCGACGGTGAGCGTGGGGTGCGGAATCACCGGTGACGGCTCCGCCAGCGCGCCCGTCACGGCCAACACCGGGGCGTGGCCTTATGCGTGCGACGTGGACACCTTCGGCGGTGTCGTGGCCTGCGACAGCAACGGCGTCCTGCGCTCGGAGCCACGCGGCAAGGTCTCCATGACCCGGTACGGGGAGACCCGGACCTACAACCGGGCGGTTCCGGCGGGGAGGATCCAGAGGGCGGACACGTTCTCCACCACGATCACCAACCCGGACACGTGCCGCCCGGCCTTCGTGGTCGTGGAGCGTGAAGTGGATGTGTTCCTGACCCTTCCCGCGGGTGCTGGAGCGGCGACGGGCTTCGACGGCGACGAGATGTACTACACCCGCAACAGCGGGTCGAGCACCATCTCGGGCGCTCACGCGCAGGGAACGAAGGTGCTCGCGGGTGGCACGATCCCCGCGGGCGGCCGGATGACGGTCACGTTCGATGCGACGGTCGGGCGGGGCTCGGGTGGCGCCCGCTACACCCAGATCATCGGCATCATCCGCTGCTTGATGATCAGTCTGTGAGGACGAGCATGCTTGAAAGCGTCGCGGCGGCAGAACCGACGTCTGCCGTCTACCACGTCATTTACGAGGACGGCACAGCCGGCCGTATCGAAGTCACCGCCGGGGCGGTGCCCGAACTGGCCCGCCCGGGTTGCTTCGTAGAGCCGGAGGACTACCAGGCGCGGATCAAGGCCCTTGAGGACCTGGAGGCTGCGGTCCTCGCTGACGAGGAGGCCACGCAGCACGGGCAGGCCCTCGCGGACTACACGGCGCTCACTCTGCTCGGCCTCGCCGAGGAGACCGCGCGCCGCCTGTCCGGCTACAACGGACCAGGCCGTCCGGAAAGTTAGACTCCCAGGTAGCCGCTGGTTGTGGGCCGGGCGAGAACTCTCCGCATGAGGAGTGGTCCCCTTGGCCGGTTGCGGGTGCGGTAGCCGCAGGTGCACGTGCACCGTCACCGCTGGTCCCGGCGTGCAAGTCGGTGGCAACGGCAGCACGTCGAACCCTTACGTCATCAGCGCGAAGCCGCCGGTCACCGGTTGCGGTCTGACCGGTGACGGCACCGCGGCAGCTCCCCTCGCCGCGCACGTCGGCACGTGGCCGTACGCGTGTGACCTCGACACCGTCGCCGGAAGTGTGTACTGCGATCCGGCCAGCGGTGAACTGCGCGGCGACCCGCCGTACTGGGCCGATTTCCAGGGAAACCAGACCACCACGCTTCTGAGCACCCCGCTTCAGGTGCCCGCTGCGGAGCAGGTGGTGATCGACACGATCTCGGTCGATATCACCAACCCCGATCCGTGCCGCAGGGCGATCGGGCTGCTGTTCCGTGAAGTCGACCGGACTTCGTGCTGCCGCCGGGCTCGGGCGCCATGGCCGGCATCGACGGCGACGACATGAACTATCTGGGCAACCAAGGCAACGCGACGATCTTCAACACCCACTCCCAGGACAACAAGCTCAGCGTCTTCACGCTCGACCCTGGGGCGACGCGCACGATCACGATGAACGTCGAGGCCGGTCGCGGCAGCGGCGGCGCGACGATCACCAAAATTCAGAAGTCGATTCGCGCCTGGGTCTGGTCGAACCAGTTCAACTGACAGGAGCCGCAGTCATGGCAGACCAGACCTTTTACTACGAGTACCCAGACGGCTCGATCGCCGAGCGGGTCACGACGGCAGCCGACCCGGAGCATCCGGAAGGCGTGACGCTGCTGACGGCGGCCGAGTACGCCACGAAGAAGGCGGCGATCGAGGCGGCTCTCGCGCAGCAGCAAGCCGACGTCGAGGCGGCGCAGACGGCGCAGAAGAAGAACGCATACGACGCACTGATCGCCGCCGGGATTCCCGAGGAGGCGGCCCGGACGCTGTCGGGCTACCGGCCCGAGCCGACGGGCGGTGCGTGATGGCAGACCCGATGACACCCGCTGAGTGGCGTGCCGCGCTGCGTCCTGAGGGGGTGCGGTTCGTCGAGTACCGCGGCTGGACCACGCGCGGCCGGGACGCGGCCACAGGCAAGACGTTCGGACCCGTTCACGCCGTGCTCAATCACCACACGGCTGGCCGGGACTCCCTCGCGGCTGTCGCCGTGAACGGACTGCCGGACCTGCCGCCGCCGCTCGCTCACGCGTACCTGCCGAAGTCCGGTGTGCTGACGCTCGTCGCCGACGGCCGCGCCAACCATGCCGGGCTGGCGGCGAAGAACGTGTTCGACGCACTCGTTGCCGAGCGAGACCTTCCGAGGCAGTCCGCGGCGTCGGGCACCGTCGACGGCAACGATGCGCTGTACGGGATCGAGGTCGAAAACCTCGGGGACAACGTCGACACGTACACGGCCGAGCAGTACGACACCTGGGTCCGCTTCAACGCGGCGATCTGCCGTCATCACGGCTGGTCGGCCACGTCCGTGGCCGGTCACCTCGAAACGAGCGTCGAGGGCAATGTCGACCCTCGCGGGCCTGTGGCCGCTTACGGCAACCGCGGACGCTTCACGTTCACGATGGACCGCTTCCGCGCGGACGTGGCCGAGCGCCTGGCCCACCCGGCGAGCTGGGACCCCACCCATGAGGAGGACGACGACATGCCCGAGTACGCGAACCTTGGCCTCGCCAAGCCGTTCACGCTCAAGCCCGGCGCCTGGGACTCGATCGAGTTCACGCAGGAGTGGAACGACACGGCCGGCGACCACGGCACGAACGGCAGCGTCTTCGTCCGAGGCGCCGCTCGCTTCACCGGCAGCGTCAGCCTGACGTTCTCCGGCCTGCCGGTCGGCGACATCGTGCAGGTCCGGATGAGCGAGTACGACGGCGACGAGCACAAGGCCGATCACCCGCTGCACGAGGTCGCCGGCACCCAGGGCGGGACCTTCCACGTCGTGCCGCTCACGAAGCGTCTCCCCGCAGGCCGAGGAATGCGGGTGCGGCTGCTGAACCAGTCGGACGCGCCGATCACCGTCGACAGCGCCGTCCTGACCGCGCTCGTCTGGAAGGAGTAACCTCATGCTGCTGCCCTCCCTGCTGCGCACGCTCGTGCCGCTCCTGGCCGGCTGGATCATCGTCGCCCTGACCGGACTCGGGTTCACACTCGACTCGAACTCCGCGCAGACCGCCGTGGCGTTCGCCGTCGCGGGCGCCTACTACATAGTGTTCCGGCTCCTCGAGCGTGCGGCCGAGAAGTTCGGCGGTCCCCTCTGGCTCCAGGGCGCCGTCGGCGCGCTGCTCGGCTACGCCCGCCCTCCGCGCTACAAGCCGACGGACGACGTCGTCGAGCTGCTGCGCCAGAGCCGGTCATGACCGCGCAGCCGCCGGAACCCGGCGTCTACATCTCGCCGACGCAGACGTATACGGAAGTTCAGCGGCTGGTGCGAACGGTGGACCAGATCAACGGCAAGATCGACCGCATCCTCGAAGACAACCGTGAGATTAAGGGCGACGTGTCCGACCACGAGACGCGGCTTCGCGCGCTTGAACTCGGCGAGACCGAGAGGCAGAAGAGGGAGACGATGCGGATCGACGAGCTCGAAACGCGCCGGTGGCCGTTCCCCGCGCTCGGCGCCGTCGCCGCCCTTGTGGGTGCGGCCGGCGGCGTCGCCGGGTTCTTCCTGCGCTGA